GGGCTTCTATCTGCAATCATCTTGATATCATCCCAGCTACCTTCTCTATTTTGGAATAGGAAAGTAGTTTCTTCTAATATTTCAGCCTCAGTTTTAACAACTGAGATTAAATATAAGTATAAACCCGGGTTAAATGGTAAAGATAACAGCTCAAGTAATCTAAGAGCTCTGCTTTTAACACCTGTAATACGGGAGATGTTTTTAATAAACTCATCTTCCATAATACGGTTTGTTCGCACTTTATCACGAAGTTCAGTAATAAGGGTTTGTAATAAACCATTATAAAATGAATATCGTATAAGTAATGGATCGCTCATCTCACCATAGGAACACCAACTCAACACTCTCGTGTCTAGTTGGCCTTTGGGATGAAAGCATCCAGTTAAGCCGAACATAGTGTTTAATGCTAAAGCCATATGCTGAGAATAAGTTCCCGGCATATTAGGCAATAGATTTAACAAATGGCCAGAAGTATCGAAATAACCTTTTTGGTGTGCTTCATACAATAGACTACCTAACGCACCGTGATTTCGACTACAGTTCAGGATATTTCCTGGACCTAATGGCGAAATCTCACCGTAAGGAGTAAGCCAACGTTTAGCAAATTCAACCACATCATAAGATATAATTGATTTACTAGGATTGATACCTACACCAAGTGTGTGCATCAGTTCTTGGTAGTGAACGGCGACTTTATCATTATTAATAACGATATCATCACCGAGTACGCAATACTGTCTAAAAGTGTTAACACTGAAGCCAGCTCTTATTGCAGCAATTTGTACTATAACATGATGTGTTACAGCCAACATTCCCCAACTCGAGTAGGCACCCATAGGTTGACCAACTGAGTATTTAACAAACGCCTCTTTCCAGAGGATGTTATGTTTAATACCTTTCAGTTTGTTTAGAATAAACTTATCACTAAGTTTAAATAAACTCCCTGAAATTGACCATTGGAAATTCAATAACTCGGACCACAAGTCTCCTCTAACGCCTAAGGCATTTAGTATATCCACTTGTAGGGTAATAGGTAAACGATCAGTTGCTGATGACAAATCAAAGCATGAGAATTTGTATCTAGGATCTCTTTCTTTGTATAAACGAAGAAGGGGAGCACCTTGATCAAATGTTCCATCGATGTCATTCCATTTACGGAGTGAGTTAAAG